CGGGCTTGCCCGTCGGGGCTTTCCAGCGTGGCGTACCCGTCCTCTTCCTCGCACAGCGGAACTGCGAAGGCGAGTAGGTAGGCGTGGTTCCACGTCACGTCAGATCCTCGGGTCGGTGGAGAGGTAGTCGTGGGCCATTTCCTTGTCGCAGAAACGGCAGCCCTCGTCGTCGCAGTTCTCGCACGCTGCCGCCGTGTACGGGCTTTCCAGCCATGCGTCATATCCGGTCATGCTCATGCTGCTGCGTGCTCCGTTGTGTGAACCAAGGTGCCTGTCTTTTTGATGGCGTTAGCGGTCTTGCCGACAGAGAGCGTCGCTGCGAAGATCGACAACGCCCAGAAGGCGTCTATGTCGTCATAGCGGTAGGTTGCGTTGCCCCAATGAACTGAGGCTGTTTTGTACCCACCATCCAGCGCGATGTAGCTCACGTCAGAAGTGGTCGCATCATCGTGCGGACAGATCGTGACGTAGTGCCCTGACTCGTAGTAGGTGGTGCCGACGCTAATAACGCCGCCATCGACCTCGTGAATAATGCTGTGGTGTTCTCTGTTCTCATCCATAACCAGAGCGTATCCGTAATAAGGGACACTCCCTCACTTTCCATAGAGATTTCTTGACAGGTCGAGCGATTTCTTCGAACTTCGACAGCGCAGCTGGCACAGCCCCGCCTCGGGTTTCCCAAATCTCACCGAAGAATGTGCCAAACAAGGTGTAAGTATTACGCTGTGCTTGCATCGACGGTGGTGGAAAGCACCCATGTGGCAATGGGTATCGCAATCTTCTCCACCGTCTCCCACGGTATTTCACCGCAAGCTTCGATCTCTTCGTAGACCTCTTCACGCTCATCGTCATCGAGTATGTCAATGTCAATGAAGTAAGCGCCGTCGTTGGCCCCAAAGAAGGTGCCGGTGCCTGAGTGGTAAATCAGTTGGTTGCTCATGGGTGGGAGCGTATCCGTAATAACACCCTGACGCAACCTCAGACAAATCTAACCATAGGGTTGTCGTAGGTGTTCATTTCGGATACCCTTGCACTTACAAGGCTTACTAACGAAAGAGGCACCTTTACTATGGGACTAGACAACATGCCCCATGCTTATCCTTGTAAGGAACAAGGCACAGCAGTCATTGAAAAGAAAACCCACACTTGGGAGGACGAGAATGGCAACACCCAATCTGAGAACTCCTATCCAGTGGACTGCGACAAGACCATCGAAGCTGGTGGCTGTCCCTACACAAACGCCAGCCCACCCGAAACCGGCTCAGTAACAGGCATGTTCGGTACCTACTGTTGGTACAGGGGCAAGTACGGCAACTGGCTTATCAACGCTCTTGACGCCCCCAAAACAATGAACATCGACAACATAGACCCTTACGGTGCTGACGACGATGCCAGTTTCTATGGCACGGACCCTGAGGGGCGGTACCGCCCACCTCAAGCATGTCGTGATCTAGCCGATCAGATGGAGTCCGCTCTAAATGAGCGTGGCGGTCAACTCGTATTCAATAAAGATGACCGTACTGACGACGTTCTGTTCGCCATCTGGTATCTACGCTGGGTCGCCAAAGAGTGCGACGGCATGGATGCGTGGTACTGATGGACTTCTGGCCGAGAGGCGTCTACCACAGAGCGAAAAAGATCGCCCGTGGTCCGAGAAGCAAGGAAGGCACCAGCCTGAGATTCGGCATGGATGGCTTTCGGAGAGTTCGCAAGAAGGGGCGGAAGTCCCGGGATAGCTCCAAATCCGAGCCGGACTGCGTCAACTACAACCTATTTTGCCGAAGCTTTGGCTCCTGTGACGGACAGGTGTGTGAGTACTAATGAATCACATCACTGTCATTAGAAATCTTTACAGCGCAGGTTGTCACTGTCAATCATTAACTGTAGTCTCGTCTCCATACTAAACAATGACACACCCCTGAGGAGGGGCGCATATGAAACTTGTAGATACTGAAACACCCAACCCGGATCGGTTCGCTCGCACAGCGGACGGAAAGATCGACTTTGACGCCTACGTCGGCCTAACGGCTGACTACCACGTCAATGACCTCGTGTTCCTGATGCGGATCGACGGCTCACGCCAGCGATTTGGACATCTGGATCTCTTGGTCTCTCCTGCACAGGGTTCCGGCGATCGCTGGGTCGAACTGAAAAACTTAGTTATTCATAACGACCCCGGTAACAAGACCGTGACTCCCGTGAAACCTTCCGTCCCTACGACGGTCCACACAACTACGCGAATCGCTGGACCTATGCCGATTCCTTCACCATATGTCGCAGAGGTAGCAGAGATCGTTGAGGAAGAGGTGGCAGAAGTTGTTACCGTACCTTCCATACCTGCTCCGGCTCCGATTCCGGCTGCCAGCGTCAACTACGGCACCCATTGGACGGAAAGCACCAATTCGATAACCCCAGCGCCAGCTGAGGTTTCTACAGAAGTTGTGGAAGAGTCCACAGCGAGTGACATGGAAGTTCAAGTTGAGACCATTCTCAACGAAGACAGCCCTGTCATCAAGTAACAGCGCCATCTCACACCTGCGGAGGTACTAAAAAATGGCGAATGCAATCAAGATAAGGCTGGAGAACCCTCCCGACTCGAAGCGTGGTCGCCACGCAACAGCCGGAGCTATCCAGACCTACATCAAAACTCTTCGTGAGGAGCATCCCGGCCAGTGGGCCGTGTTGGACCGCAAGAAGAAGAACATCGCGTACTTGTACGCCCTCAAGAAACAGCATAAGGATCTTGAGGTAACCACCCGCAAGAACACCGACGGCACCCATGGTGTCTGGCTCAAGGTTGGTAAGGAAATCAAGCGTCGGAAGACAGCTAAAGCTTCTGCCTAACACCCAATACGAAGAGCCCTCTGGTGGTCGCCTCGTAAAAAAGGTCGACCCCTAGAGGGCTCCTCTATTTCCCACCAGCTACCCCAGAGCCGAAGCCCCGCTGTGCCAGTCGAGAAACTGGGGCGAGGGTTCGGTGCTTGCACTTGATTCGTAGCCTCTGGGAATCCGGCTAAGGATTCGGTTTGGGGTTACGGTGGTGGAAAGGGCTTACTTCTTGTCAGCTTTGGGAGCAGGCTTCTCTGCTTTCGCCGGGGCTGCGCCGTCGCTGTGACCGGACGTATCCATTTCTGTGCCTTCACCCATGGGGCTTGGCTGAGTTGCTTTTTTCATAGTGTCTCCTGAACCTTGTAGGACGTACCCATTTTAGCAGTCGTTACGCAAATCTTTTGTCAAGTGTTGTGACGACCTCGAATAACGGCTACGGTTGCCAATACCGAGGGAAAACCCAGAAGGGGTAAACAGAAAGGCAACACATGAGCTTAAAGAGAAAGCTCGACGACGAAACTATTAACGGTATACACCATAAGGCATGGGATAAAGAGATCGAGAAGTATGGGTCAGCTATAGCTATTCCCAAAGAAAAGGCAGACCTCATCGCCGAACGTGACCGTGCAATGTATTGCTTACAGGTGTGGATTCGCAAGGGCGAGCAGGGGTCGGTCTACGCTCACCTCTATCCCTACAGCCTTCGACTGGGAACACTTGAATGGGTAATCAAGAAGTTCTGCGAAAAAGACGACCTGACTCCACCTGAGAAGCGCAAAAAAAACCAGAAGGCCCGCTGGCGGGACTTGGAAGCTCACGCCGTCCAACATGTGTGCGAGCAGTTCACTACCGCTGAACTCGCTGAGATAAGCGGATTCGGCGCACAGACCGTTGTTAAATGGCTTGCGACCAGCCGTCACTACAACAAGATCAAGCGTGGGCTCTATGAGGCTCGCGACCCCCACAAGAAGAGCTCAGATTAATTTGGGTGATGTTGCATCCGAGGTTGCCTCACGGCTTTATTACGGATACCATTCCCCTTGGTGGCAACAACGCCACTATCACTACTACTAACAAAGGCAGTTATGACTACTACAGACTCCGACGGAAACGTCGTACTTCCTGAGTGCTGGCAAACACTTGAGGATTCACTCAACGCTGGTATCGACCGGATCGTACTTTTCGGTCCCCCGGGTACCGGCAAGACCTTCGCTGGTCTCACCTTCGGCGACACGTCAGCAGGTGCGTTCCGCATGGTATGCACAGAGGACATGACCAATGGTGATGTCACTGGCTCATTCATGCCCAACTCCAACGGCTCATTCTCATGGGTCGCCGGAGCCGCGCTCAAGGCGTGGGAAGGCGACGGTGTGCGTGGCGGTCGACTCATCGCTGATGAGATCGACAAGGCTGGTGGCGACGTAGCCGCGAACCTTCTCGCCATGCTTGACGGTGAGGACTCCGCTTCATGGGAGCATCCTGAGACCCATCGCATCCACCGTCCCCGTCAGGGTTTCTCAGCCGTGATGACGACGAACATTGAGAACATGGAAGAGTTGCCTCCGGCACTACTTGACCGGTTCCCTGTTCGGGTGCGTATCGATCAGCCCCATCCCGACGCTCTGCAGCGGATCTCCCGTGACCTGCGTGGGATCGCCGTGTCGCTGGCCGACGCTGGCTCCCGACGGGTTTCCATGAGAACGCTGATGGCGTTCGACAAGATCCGTAAGGTCCATGACGAAGAGAGGGCTGCAACCATCGTGTTCGGCGATCGTGCAGAGGACATTCTGGACGGCATGAAAGTGGAGCGAGTCTGATGGCTCTCCACTCGCCCGAACCTGAGATCCTGACCCGTGGGGACACGGAGCCGGGTCGCTGGGAGGTAGAGGATTGCCCACCTAAGCGTGGACTGCCTCATACCGACATTGTGAATCGGCGCATGGTCTCGCCCGGTGACGACTCAGAGATGAGTCGGGTCATCCGTGCCCATGAGATGATGCATGCCAAAGTCTCTCCGGCTGATGAATGGCCGAAGTGGATTGCCCGTGGCATCGCCAGTAAGCAGGGCATGGAAGCCGTTGAAGAACTACGGGTGAACCTGTTGTGCCAGAAGGCTGGCTTCAACATGAAGGAACACCTGTCTGACGACGGCGAGACCTACGACGGCGAGCGCATCGGTGCCAACACTGATTGGGCTGGTGCTGTCTACATGACCATCGCTTGCGCTGGCACGGCATCGCTCAAGAAGTACCTGACTGGCATCCGGCGTAACAACCGGCTGTGGGGCAAGGCGCTCAAGAGGATCGCTACCAGAGCCGAACGTGAGATGGGCAACTACTACAACCACGACAACCTCGCTTCCACTGAGATCCATGAGGACTCCGGTCTCGCCCCCTACGGCATGTTCTTCACAGAGAGCATCGCCGAATGGATCGACAGGATAGCTGCATCACCACCACCCGAACCAGAGCCGGTGGCTGTCGTCCCTAAAGACGACGCAGAGGCCGACGAGGCTGATGAGGGTGACGAAGATGCCGATGAGGTCGAAGGCAGAAGCCACTCCAACATCGGAGTAACGGACCCTGTGAAGTTTGAGAGGTGGGAGGAACGACTCAAGTCGGTCACTCACGAACGGGTGGGTGGCTACAAGGGGATTCCCTGCTGGGAAGAACTACGGATCGGCGCACAACAACTCTCCATCCACGCTCCCGGGTCAATCGGCAAAAAGAGGATTCCTGCCAATACTGGTAAGCACCCTCGCCGACTCCACCGGCTGCTCACCGATCCCGAACGTCGAATCTTCGACCGGACGATCCATGGACGTGGTGGCGTAGTCGTAATCGACTGCTCCGGCTCCATGAGCCTGTCTGTTGAAGAGATCAAAGAGATCCTGTCGGCTGCACCGGGAGCAACAATCCTTGGCTACTCCGATCTTGGCAACGAGGGCACGAACGCCTACATCCTTGCTCACAAGGGCAAGATGGTTGCGGAGATCCCGAAGATGGGTGGAGGCAACGGAGTCGATCATCCTGCTCTGGAATGGGGCATCAAGGCAAAACAACGCCCAACCAGTCCGGTGATCTTCATTACTGACGGAGGTGTCTGTGGCAAGAACTCTGGATTCATCGACGCTCTGGCCATGCAATGCATCAAGACGATCATCAGGAACAACGTGCTGGTCTACGAACACGTCGAAGATAGCGTCAAGGCGCTCAAGGCGATGAGTCGTGGCGAGAAGCCAGTACGAAACTGGCCCTACATGTTCAAGAGCGTCTGGTATCGCCAGATGGGAACCCGACTCACGGTGAACACAGGGCTATGACGGTCGGCTGGTGGGATGTTCCTGCCTTTCATCCCATCAGTCTTATGAAGGACTGGCGCCGGGTGTTTCCGGCCCGGCGTCAGTTCTTCCTCCTACCGAACAGGGCAACGTTCCACATTTTGAGGGCAATGTAGATGGCTGCTATCCCTGCGGCAGCGTGCCAAGAAAGTGAGTTTTCAGCAAGCTGTGAGCTGTCGAGCAGCTTCGCAAAAAGCCAAAAACCGAGCGCGTGTATTAGAACCGTGAAGACGAAACCCAAACAAACGGCAGCTGGGCTCTCGGTATTAGGCGTTTTCAGTGACAATTTGGTGCACCCTCTGTCTGCTCAGGCCGAACGTGTCGGCAATTTGGGACAAGGACTGTCCTCGAAGACGAGCTTGTCTGATGTTCTTGTCTCTGTTCTCTTTTCTGGGAGGCCCGGGACGCAACGGTCCCCACTCCCAACCGGGGAACATCTCCAAAGAACGCACCCTCTCAGGAGGAAGCTCTCCCCTACGTTTCCTCTGGCGGGTGTAGTTTGCCCAATTGCCAAGAGTGAGCCTTTCCTCATCCAGAACTTCCACATGGATTGCCGGGACTTTGACGTGTCCTTCTCGCAGTCGGAACTGGTTGAGCGCCCGAATGTACAAAAGGAATCTTTGATCGTGATTCATAACGTCTACAATAGTGGGAGAAATCTCGTGAAGCAACCCGAGTTCCTAGCTACGGTGGTGGAAAGCAATGGATGAAGAGTTCGATGAGCAGCAAATGATGGATTTCATCAATTCTCTACCAAAAGAACAGAAAGATCAGCTGCACGAGCTCCTCAACGTCCTTGTATACGAACTATTCAGTACAACCAATAAGGAACAAGACGTTGTCTTCTGCGGTTCGAACGGAACAAGTGTAATTAAATGCTTAAACGCATCGAGGAGCTCCCTTGGTGAAGACGGCCCAGTTCTCTTGCCTTCCTCTAATCCAACTGTTATCTTGTTTGCTGTGGCGACGGAATATCTCCAAGAGACGGTAGAAAGCTACAAAAATCTCTACCCCGACCCAGAGCTCTGCGAAAAGGAATGGCAAAAGTTCTTTGATTCCCTAGCTACCCAAGCATCCCAGCTGGCCGATTCGGCTGAACCCGCTAGATGGGAACAGTTATTAGATGTAGGGCATAACGAGTGATTGGACCAAAAGGCATGCGTGTCCCCGCAGGCTCTTGGGAAGACTCGTGCGAAAACAAGCTTTTACACAGTTTTCGCAGGTCACCCGGAGCTGCAGAACAATCCAAAAAAAGTGAAGATTCCGCTGCCAGCACTGTAGCTAGCACCTCCGAAAAACAACTTTCCGACTCCGATCAGCTTCAGCAAATTCGCCAAAAGGTCGACCTTCTGATTAATGAATACTTGGGTTCTGCAGGCCCGGGGGGTGGCACACGAGATGCCTATTCTCCAGTTTTTGAACAGATCTGGGAATACCTAGCTGCCTCGGCTTGCGAAGTACTTCAAGACCGGGGAGCTCTACCCGGTAGCCCCGTCGCGGCAGCCCACGAAGTGGCACAGCTTCTCGTGCGCAAACAACGAGACTACGGCACTGAGAACATCTCCCGCTTTGGGCGCATTGGCCTCATGATTCGAATGCACGACAAGGTCGCTCGATTGGAGCACCTCGCCGAGCTGCGGGGCTCCGGGGGGGTACCTGAGAACGAATCGATAGATGACAACCTCATGGACGTGATCGGCTATAGCACGATCGGCCTCATGTGGGAAGATCAGACTTTCTTCATCCCCCTGAAGTGAGAATAATTCTCAAAAGTCTTCTGCAGAAAAGCTAGTTTTCCACAAAGTGCGTTTTTCGCACTGACGGTGGTGGAAAGGGAGAGCTCCGGGCGCCGATGCCACCTGCAAACCACACAGCACCCAGAACTCGATCCCCATTCAGCCCGACGAAGGAAAGGAGACTTCGGTCGGTCAAATAAATAATACCATACGCCTGCAAATACAGGGCTCGGCGGTGCTATCGAAAACTTTTTGATATTTTGACTTGCGCAGCTGCGCGAACTGATGTAGTGTCAAGGACGAGCAATTAGAGGTACCTCACCTTCATAGCCACCTACACCTTGTAAATACAAGTTCTGCGGAAGCCTGCCCCAAAATAAGTTTGGGCATTTCTAAAGGTTCCCCCAGACCCCCTCCAAAGAGGGACAAAGGGATTTACATTGAATAAATGTAGAAGGAACCGATTAGTTTTCCTTCAACGCGGTGGAAATCAGCTATGGTCATGAATATACTGAAATCCATGGATCAGCTGACTATCACAGGGGAGCTCGTGGCCACTAAGAAAACACGAGGACCTTCGAAGCTCACCCGCCAGCAGCTGGCAAAAGCCGAAAAAGTACCTGAAGCCGAAGTCCAAGAGCTTTATGAGTACTGGTGCTCAACGATGCGTCCGGGGAAGAAGCGGGTTCCAGCTCTCGATGCCAAGAGATGGCTTAAGGTTGCCAGTGCTATCGCCGACTATGGGGTCGAGGAATGCAAGCTTGCTGTCGACGGTTGCGCAACCAGCGATTTCCATATGGGGCGGAATAAGCAGAATAAGCGCTACGACGATATTGAGTTGATCTTCCGGGATCAGGACCACGTCGAGCGGTTTTTAAGCTATGTGCGGGACGCCGGGGGTGATAGCTGGTGACTAAGGCTGAGTTGGCACAGTTGGTACGGTTGGTGTATGCGTCGTTTAATCGGGATTTGTTGCCTTCGGAGGAGAAGGTGATCTTTGCTGCTTGGTGGGCACTCCTGCAGGATTTACCCGAAAAAGAAACCCGAAAAGAACTCACCACTCTTTGTACCCTACAAAAGTACATGCCGAATCCGGGGGCATTGCGGCGTCAGTACTTTAAAACCCGAATAAAAAACCCGCCACCAACATCCCAACAAATGTGGAGCTATCTACAAGACCTTATAAGGAGCAAGCACTCCGGTGTCCCACTAAAACTCCCGAAAGAAATATCCGAACACGAATGTGTTCAAAACACCATGTCCGAACTCGGGGCTTCCGCCTATTCCATGAACACGAACGGCGATCGCCAATTCGTGCTCGAAGCCTACCAAAGACACGTCGAAAGCTGGCAAGAGACAGCGTTCAGTGTGACGGTGGTGGAAAGGAACGATTCAGATGATGAAACGTAACGTAGGACGGCCACCAGTCGTACCAAACGGCGGCAAATCGTCCATAACCATGAAGGTGCCTGCTGAATTCAAACAGACAGTGCTAGACCAAGCCGCCGCCTACGGAATGACCATCACCGAATACATCCAAACGCTAGTAGAACGCGATGCCAGCTAACGCCAAGCCCGCAAAATACCCATCACGCCTCTACAACATCGTGCTCCGGGTAACAGGAAAAGAAAAAAACAAAATCCTAAAAGCGGCAAAGAAAGAAAACCTCTCCCTAAGCGAATACATCAAATACTGCGTATGGGTAACAATGCGTAACGAACAAGGTATTCCGCCTCCTACAACGACAAAAATCGAGCTGCCAACAATTGACGCGCATTTGCGGGCATATTTGAGGGGTGAGAACCTTCTTCAGCCTTGTGGTGAGGTGGAGTGTGACATGGTGGTGGAAACGTTTGGGGTTATGAAGGTTTGTGCTACTTGTAATTTGAGGGTAGGCTGATCCTTATGGCTGTTACTTATCATGAGGAGACTTCACTGTTTGAGTTGCCTGCTGATGGCTTTTGTCATGGTGTGAATACTCGGGGGAGTATTGGTGGTTTGGCTGCTGATGTGTTTGGGCGTCTTCCTGATATGAAGGAGGTCTATAAGATGGCCTGTCTTCAGGGGACGTTTGAGGGTGGAGACATCTTCCCTTGTGATTTCGAGACGTTTTGGGTGTATAACCTGTTTTCTCAGGCGGAGCCGGGTGCTAATGCGAAGCTGGGGTTTTTGGCGGATGCTTTGGCGAAGATGCGGGATCACATGAAGGAGAATGAGGTGAAGACTATGAATATTCCTCAGATTGGTTGTGGTATTGGGGGGTTGGAGTGGTCTGAGGTGAAGGGGGTCATCGAGGATGTGTTTGGTCCTGATGATGCGGTGATTTTGCAGGTGGTTACGCAAACCACATTTGACTGAGGGTTGGTCTTGTTGGTTTGACGCCTCGTCGTTTTTGTTCTGCTGCGAGTTGTCTTGAGGTCATTCCGGCCCATACTCCGTGCATGTCTGCAGGTGGGTATTCGAGGGCGTATTCTAGGCAGGGTTTTTTTTGGGGGCAGTTTTCGCAGAGGGCTCTTGCTTCGGCTATGTAAGTAATATCCTTGTGTTCCTTGGGGAACATGAGGTGGGTTTGTCCTTTACAGTTTCCTTCGTCCATCCACTTGTATCGGTGTATAGCTAGTGGGTTAGTGGGTGGGTCTTTTTTCTCGGACATTATGTTCTGGTGTTTTCGTGTGCTTTTAATAGGTCTGTGAGATGGTTGTTTTGGTCAACCAGATACATGATCCTTTTCGTGTACCAGTCCATTCCCATGTCTTTACAGGGCTCATAGTCACCAAGAGAGTAAGTGTTGTCCCCTGTAGGGGAGTCTCCCTCTGCCTTTGCAATCATTGAAGGATTCTGCGCGGCTTTATTCTTGGCTTCGAGTTCTTCTTTAAGTCGGTCGATCTCTTCATGGCTCTCTCGAAGCTTCATGTGTAGGTAGTTCTGCTGAGGGGTCACGACCCATTAGGCCATTGTCCGAGGGACCATGCCCATGCACCGAAGGCTGCTGCAACTGCGAAAAGAGCCAGAATCGCTTCGCCCATTAGTTGATGAGGTGCAGGTTGTTCCAGCCGTCAGCATCAACTGTGAAGTTGAGGGTTCCGGGCCGGGTCTTAACTCCCATGGAGTCTTGGAAGTATTCTCCTACTTTGGTGAGGCTTGGGGCGATTATGAGGGCTCTACCTTCTTGTTCTTTGACATTGAGGTGGTGATAGTGGCCGGTTATCAACACGTCTGCATCAGCGACACCTTTATGGGCGCGTCCCATGGCCTGTTTAGACCACCATGTCCAGACAGCTTGCGCGGCGTTTGCTCCTGCTTTGCTGAGGTGTCCGTGGGTAAATCCGACGATGTGGCCTGCGAGTTCGATACTTAGGGTTAGCTGGTCTAGTGGCAGCTTGAATCCGACGTGTCCGAATGCTTTGTTGTTTACGGAAAAGATTTCTGCGATTTGCTCAAATACGGCTACGTCGTCGTTGTCTCCTGTGGTGGTGAACCCTTTGCCGCCACCGTTGCCACGGTTCTCTCCATGGTTGCCGCCGACGGCTAGCACCGTCATTTTGTCTACGGTAGGGGCCGTGGAAAGGATGATGTCGCGTACCCCGCGCCGGACGAGTTTGAGTTGTTCGCGTCGGTCGACTTCAATTCGGAACTGTTGGGCTGGGTAATGGCCGCAGGTGCCTTCGACAAGATCACCCAAGCCAGCGATAACAACATGCCCGATATTATGACCGCTATCTCGAAGGTTTTGTATCCGATCTGGGATGGCTTCGACAAGGTTTGAGATCTTCTCTGCTTGTTCTTCAACTCCGCCTCCATCGCGATTGCCCATTTGCCAGTCGCTCAGTGCAACGACAAAATGAGTGTCTCCCTTAGGGGCCTTCTTTTTGCTCTTTTTGGCCTTTCGAACTTCCTGATATACGTCTTCCGGAATGGGTTGCTGGTTAATGACGTGAGCTCTTAAACGAATTTCCGTTTTGTACGAATAGCAGATGGTGCTGTACGCCTCTTCTCCGGGGGCGTCTCGTTTCCAGCCGTCGTAGCTGGTCCACCTGATTGTGTCGCCGACGATTTCGTAGATAGCAGGATCTAATCCTCGTTCTGCTAGGAGTTCATCCCAGTCGCCGACCGTGTCGTACACGGTATTTGTGGTGAGTTCTCCCTTTTCGCCGTCCCAGACAACTCCGGGTTCCCAGCCGGGAGGAGCAATCTTGCTTTTGACTGCATCCTGCATTTCGGCTTGACCCTCGACTGCTGCAAGGCGCTTCCTAAGGGAATCACTCATTTTCTGAGGCACCTTCAGTCAAGAGAAGAAGACAACTGCATTTGAGTTGTCCTTTGAGGATTCTTCGGGCGTGGTCAACGGCATCTCTCGACACCTTGTGTCCTTCGACGTTTAATGCAGTGGTGATAGACCGGGTGGATGCTGGTCCCTTGAGGACAGTGCGCAGCATGATGCGGGTTTCTTCATCCTGTTGGCGGAAGACCTGCGGCATTCGACAATTCCACTGATTGCTCGGTGATTCGAGTATTTCAGTGAGTTTGTCTTTGAGCATGGTAATCTCCAAATGATGGCCTGCAGCGAACTACTTATATGTTATTACATCGGCGGGGTCCGTGTGCGGACAAGGCTATGATGAGTACATTATGAGCAGTAACCTCTCTTCTAGGGAATTACGCAACGCTTTGGCGGAAGCCGTCTCTCAGCCAGTTGAATCAGCCGCCGTTGAGGATTTGATGCGCGTTCTTGACCGGACAAAGCTATTCAGATACCACCAAGATGAGTCGGTATCCTTGATGTCGACTGCTGGGAAGGTACTAGCGGCCATTATCGAAGACCCGACCCTCACCCAGAGGGCGATTTCGGTGTATTTGGGGTGTAGTGAAACCCTCGTCGATAAAACTGTTAAAACCCTTGCAGAATCAGGGCTGATTACAAAGACAAAAGTCAACCGCAAAAATGTTTACAAAATCGACCTACAAAACGTCAAAAACCATAGTGATATCACCCATTTATCTGGTGTGCTCGAACTGCTCGAAAAGTTAGAGAGTGCGTCTCAGGTGTCACCAAACCAGTTGGATTCAGCGGACACCTCTGAAAAGTCTGAAAAAGATCTCGGAGATGTCGGAACCGTACCCATGACCCCCATCGGTGGAACTGCCGACATCTTCTAGTAAGATCCGAATATGCTCATACAGTCTGGATGGATCACTAAACTCGGATTTGAAATCGAATCTCCTACCCATAGTTTGCTTGGTTTCATAAAAGCGATGGGTGGGAAGGCCGATACGGCTCTGACGCTTGAGGTGATTGCTGGCAAATTTGACGATAAGTCGAAAGTTGCGAGATCAGCGAAGGTTCTTCTTCAAAATAGATATATCACGGCCACGAAAGGTGGCAAGTGGACTATCACTGCCGAAGGAAACAACGCTTTGATCACAGCGACATCTCGTGTAGGTTTACCAAAACCTTCTAATCCACAACACAGACGGAAAAGAAAGCGATAAGAGATGGGTTCAGCTCCAGAGAAAAAAAAGGTCAGGACGCAAAATCCACGACCTGCTAACAAGATACCCAGAATCGATAAATCTAGTATCCATGACACCTACACCCGTGGAGAGCTCATGCGCTTACGCGAAGAAGAAGTGGAGAAATTTAGAAATGCCCAAATTAAGTCAAGCAAAAATTGACAAGTGGAAAAAGAAGCACGCTCAAATTACTCCGAACCCTTATGGGACCGGATGGGCTAACGAAGCTATCACCAAAGAAGAGATACTAAGAAGTCGTTAATCATCTGTGGGACGCTGGTTCATCCAAGCGTAGAAAACCTCATCCTTGATAGGAACGAACCACAGTTGCCCGGTTTCGACATCGCCGAAATTACCCTGTAAGCACCAACAGATCTCCATCTGTTCTTCTGGTGCGCAAACACCTATGTTGCACTCCAGACCGTAAACGGCTATGAAGTAAGAAACAACGCAACCCAGATCAGATCGGCAAGGGGCTTCGTCGTCGTCCTCGTGAGGACATTCGATTTCAGCAACTTCCAGTTCAGCCTTATTTAAACGCAAGCTGATTTTGTGGCCGTCGTTATTCCATGCAACTTCGTCTTCAGCTATCAAGGCGGGCATGGTGACCATCATAACGGAAGATGAGGGTAGGGCGCTGCTTTCCTCCCTACCCCCACCGACCAAATTACAGGTCACCTCCAGACTTGAGGCTTACAGATGAATTAGGAGAAAAGGCCCTTTTTCCCTAACGCCGAGATCCGAAGACCTTGGCTACACAAAGTATACCTTATAGCGGTATGTCTTCTGGTGGATGGTGCGGAAAGCAGGAAAACTGCAAATTTGCCCCTAGGGGGCTTGAAGCTCTAAATGTAAAATACTTTTCGATTGTCTGACGGTGACGTTTGACCACCACTCACCTGTGCTCGTTCGGCCTTCAGTCCTGTATCTTTGAAGTTGGACAAGATCAGAAAGAAATGAATGAAGACCCTAATCAAAAAAGTGAAGAACGTACTAAAGCCAAGAACCCACTACTACCAGAATCAGGTTTTCACCGATGCGCTAGAGCGCGAGCTAATGAAGGCTTACGCTGGAACCCCTTTTAGATTCAACCGAAAAGGTCGCCGCTTTTCTAGTAGAAATCAGGTCCGCGCATCCAAGCGACCAGTGCCCAGCGTTCACCCGTAATCAAGGGCTTTACCTCATGAAGAGTCCACGACGGCCAGACGGTGGCATAACCCTGCATTTGGGTAACAGTCCATGGCTCAGGACCGTCGTATAGTAAAACTTCTCCACCCCCATATTGTCGGGAGTCCGACAATTGGATGGTCATAGATAATTTGCGTTCCCGGTAAAACGGACTCCAGTCAGTGTGAGGCTTGTAGAAATCGCCCTCCTTGTAGTGGAGGACCTCCACAAGTGGAAGTGAATCCGTTCCCCAGTAAGTACAGAAGTCCCACACGTTGTGGTCACCAAAAGCATTTAAGAGTTGATTGAGCACTCCCAGATCTTCGACCCTGTATCTCTCGGTTGATCGAATGTCCGGTTTCCGCTGTGCCCCTTGAGCTATGACACGAGCTTCGTGGGCTTCTCCCTTTTGTGCAATGTCAAGAACCTGCTGGCACTGCTCCTGATCCCAGAGATGGAATTCTTGGAAGGTTGTAATCGTCGGAGGCTTGGTCAATCCTCGTAACCTCCGCCCGGCTTGGTACGAGACTCCGCTAGATCTTCCGGAGACGACATGCTGTGAAAGTGAATTTCATCTTTTTCGTCAACCTCAAAAGCGTTTTCTTCTTCCATTATGTCTATCTTGCGCTTACCGCCATACCAAACCGCGTCCATGCCCACTAGACCTCGGTTGAAACTGCGAGGACCCATCCATCCGGAAAACGAATGAAGGTTACAGCGGTTATCCCAAATCAAAAAATTTCCTTCTTCCCAACGAAACCACTGTTGATTCTCGGGATCATTAATCTGATCGTGTATCCACTGCATATATTCCACAAATTCTGGCTGTTCATCCGAACCCATATATCCGTAGCCTTCTATGCCCGCTGCGGGGTCTAAGCCCGCACCCCATCCACTCCCCAACGCATCTTTGGAAGCTCCTATGGGCAGCATGCGGCTGTCCGAGATGCATAAACTCGTTTTACCGGTAACAGGGTGCGTTCTTAAAGCTGGATGGATTTGAGCTTCGATACTCTCGTCTATCTGGACGCCCCCCTTGGCGGGATGGGCAAGATTCAGATCTTCTAAATACTCTTTATATGGACATTTTTCGTACAGATCCTCTAGATTGACAAGAACGGTGTCCCCTTGTCCCTCCGGGCAATCGTATTCCAACATGCTCATACTCAAATAAGAGACCGGACGCTTGTACTCAACACAATCTGCGTGCCAGTTGGACTTCATGCAGTCCAACGGATCTTTGTCTTCAGTCAGCCGACCAGCGGGAGAAAGGTTCTCGTAGGTGTTGTCTGTCCAGATACTGGCACCCCTAGTCGAATAAACATTTCGACATAAATCAAAATCAAAAAGGCGCAGCAGTACTTTTCCGTGCTGCTCGGGTGTCAAGTAAAGGGGGTCCTCAAAGCCAAGAGCTTTGTGTTCTAATAGTAAATCCGCGTAGACCTCAAAGCCATCGATGAGGTCGTTATAGGAACCGCCTGCGACTCTGTGCATAGGTATATCTTAGACCGTCCATATGTCCGCAACAGTCACAATGATTGCAGCTACACGGGCATGATGGACAACTGCAATTTGGACATCCTGAATCTGACATAATTCCCTCCTTAGACGGTTTGAGTATTTGTTCCGCCTTTTTTGCCTGTAGGAGCACTAGCGAAAACCTTGTTAACGTCTTCCTTGGATAGTTCGCCGTCCACGAGGTAGGCCCTAGCTAGCCCACCGACAACTGTCGCCACACCTGACAGGCCAGCGATAAGACAAGACTGCAAAATGTCGACACCAGCAATGGCGCCTGCTCCGATCACACTCAACGCATTCGCCACAAAAACGGCAATACAGCGCATAACAATTGTGGCAAGTCGTCTCATTTGAATGCCCCTCGGGCATGATCGGCTACATGCTCATCTAAATTTGCTTCTGTTCGTTGGGTGGATTCACGGACTTCATCAATAGATCTACCCAACCCCCGAGCGATCATGTCAAGTTTCATGGCGACAATACTGTGGTCGCGCTTATTGTCCCTACGGACCTTTTCGATCAACGCCACCGATGTCATAGCAAAGAAGCCAATTAAGGCAACAACGATCTCAGTCATAGTTACGCCCTGTCCCATCCCGGATTATCTTCAGCTACTGGTAGGTATTTACTAAACATCCTGCCTGCCACCAAAGCTAAGACGGTTGCTATTCCTGCTGCAACCAATGAAGTCTGAGCAATGTCGGCCCGTGAGGTGCCGTAGGTCGGCGATTGCGCGATCATTTCGACCCCGAAGGTCGCTACGCCGCAAAGCGCTGCTCGTGTCCAGTTGTTAACACGAAGTCCAAACACTGCAACTACGGTTGCGATAGCTGCTGTCAAACCACCCGACCTGAGAGCGTTAGCCCAATGGTCTCCTGTGATGGCAGACACGTCACCGCCAGTCATGGCAGTCAAACAGCCAAGAAACGTACTGCTTAGGTGCGTTTGTGGCTGTGCCACCTTGATCCGGTCAACCACCCCATTCATAACTATGATTCCAATACAGCCCAAGTTTTAGAACCACACACTCCATCAACGACTAAAGCATGATCATGTTGAAATGCTTTAACTCGCTGTTCAGTTTGAGGTCCGAATGCGCCGTCTGCAGTGATAGAAGTTGCTCCACCACAAACGTTGCATGCATGGCTATTTAAGAGTTCCTGCATGTATTGAGTGGCCTTACCTTTAGAGCCTTTTTTGCAAGTTGTTTTACGAGGTTTTGCAGGGGCAGCAATCATTCCATCTATTGCTCCCTCCGCCAGAGGGATGCTTCCTCCCCATAGAGGGGTTACGGCTGCTGCATAGTGGTCTGCATCGTCAGCGAATTCATTAGAGATTTCGACGTGAACCCAGTCTCCACCGGGTGTGAGGGACATCACTTTGCGGTCATACGCTGTCCATCGTTGCCGGTCACATTTCCAGCCGCGCCCAAATGGCTTAGGCCAGTAGTCATAGACAGCTTCCACGCCCAGTTTTTCAGCGTGTTCTACAAGAAAGTCCATGACTTTGCGAGCCATTTCGTAGTCACCGTTGCCTTTAGTGCCCATGTCACGCCAAGAAATATCAAAAGCTCGACCAGTTCCGTGTACGGAAGGAGACGATTTTCCACGTTTATTGCGGACAACCCAAGAACCGTTATGCCACATGCCGTTATTCGTGGCTTTGTTGATTTCTTTTATCAACTGTTCGGTCCCTTCTCTTCTACTGTTTGCTGTTTTATCAAAACCCGTATATGGGCGGGATTCAACCATTATTACTCCAAAGACAACTACGTCAAAAACCTACGACGCCATACACATTGTACCTGACAGATAATAGAGCTCTTCTTTACTACTTCCCAATTTTGTATAAAGACACTCTTTATTCATCAATCAACCTCTTCGATAGTTAGTCGATACCACCCACTGTTGTTCCCGTTGTATACGGCAGCCTGTACCACATAGTCGCCCACAGCCATGTCCGTGCGGACGATGCGAGCATCCCACTGATCGCTCACGTTGTCGATCACGGCGACACCATCAGAGCAAGCGCCCCCGGTATCGCAGTAGGTGATCGTCGGGGTTTCGTCTACATCCACGGCGTTGCTAGGCGGGGTAGCGCAGGTGCTTCCACAGTCACTTCCCCCATCGTCGTCCGTTTCAATCTGGGTACCAACCGTGACAGCACCAGTGTCCCCGGAATGATCCCCGGTGTCAGAGTCGTTGTCATTGTTCAGGTAGATGTACGGGTCGGCAGCCTCGTTGCTGGACCCGAACTGGGCGCTAGTCAGGTTCGATTCGGCGTCGATACGGACACTGGTTACCTCGTCCAACGAGAACTGAATATGGTCACGGTCGGTGCGGCTAGAGGATTGCACGATGCACCAGTCGCCCATGCCTCGCCAACCGCCCTCAGCGCAGCCCTCCTCCGTACCTACGGTCGCTGACACCGCTGCCGTTGTCGTAGAGGCTTGCGTATAAGCATCGCCAGCAGTAGTCGTTGTTTCATTGTCATTCCATGACCTCTGAGTGGAACAGCCACTCTGTACCCCATCTATGTAGAGGCAGTTCACAAAGTCAGTTCCTGTCCGCGCCACCACGGTCGTTGTATCAACGAGGGTGTTGGTGACCGTCGTAGCGGTCGTCGTGACTGTAGTTGTATCTAGATGCCAGTGACCGTCGTTGCTGTTATGCGTCAGAATCCCCGACTCTGCGGTGGTGACATTGGTCGTGGTTGCTGTCCCCGTCTGGGCGGTGGACGAGGACGTAGAGATCGTTTCCTGTAACGCTACGGCAATGTTCGTATACGAATAGGTCGGAACATAGACCGGAGCAGGAGGGGGGATGTATGTCTCTTGGACTTCTTCGGGGAGATATTCTTCTGCGACCTCAGTATCAACTATTCCTGCTTCCACCTCAACAGTGAAATCAACCCATGTAACATACCCACCCGGCGGAGTACCCCAGTCATCGTAATAGTTAGGATCATTTGCTGCGTCGTAAGCCTCCCAACTAGTGAAGCCGCCGGGAGCCATAGAGCAGGCATCCGTACCCCTACACCCTTCATAGGGATCCCAACTAGGTTCAGGTACTACTGGTTCCGGTTCCTCTACTACTGGTTCTTCTGGTGGCTCCTCTGGCTGCAATTCACACCAGTGTTCGTCACAAATATCAGGTGAGTCTTCATCAGGCCAAGGCACCACCTCTTCATCCCAGTATGGATCTTCTTCCTCGTCCCAAGGCTCCTCTTCCCAAGGCTCCTCTTCGCACCAATCAGTATCTGAACAGCCCTCCTCTACCTCAGGCTCCTCTACCTCAGGCTCATCCGTTTCTTCGATTTCAGGTTCGTCTACTTCTTCAGAAGGCACCTCCGCTTCATCCACTTGCTCTTCATCCACTTCTTCTTCTGAAGGTGAATCTGGCTCGGGTAGAAGTTCTTCGTCAAGAGTGCCTGTATCTTCCGGGTCGGTGAATGGGTCTTCCTCATCATCCCACAACTCTGGCTCTTCCAAGTCATCAACATCTTCACCCGTGAATTCATTCCAGTCGTCCCACTCTTCTTCAGTATCTAACCAAAAATCATCTTCAAATACATCTTCATCTTCTTCTTCCATCCAATCTTCATCAGACCAATCCTCTTCCAAGGACAAATCGGAATCTTCGTCCAAGGACCACTCGTCATCTTCTTCATTATTGACCTCCCATAACAATTCCTGTTCAGCGTCATACGCTTCCCAATCACCATCATCCCACAACGCTGTTTCGCTAGGTGACGGACCCCAGTCCTCTGGCCATTCGTCAAAACCTTCCTCTGCAAGAATCATGGCCTCTTCATCAGCGGCCCACTCTTGATCGTAGGCGTCCCAATCGTCTTCAGTCCACTCTGCGGATTCCGTGGGTGATGGACCCCAATCCTCAGGCCACTCCTCTACACCCAGTTCTTCCAGCAGTTCCTCTTCCCACGACTCCGGATCTTCCATCTCCTCTTCCCAGATGGCGTCCATTTCCTCGTCGTAGATATCCCAATCTTCTTCTTCCCAGTCAACGGTTTCGGTAGGCGACGGACCCATGAGGTCTTCGTTCCACTCCTCCAAACCCATCTCTTCCAGAATCCACGCCTCTTCCAAATCAGCGTCATACTCCTGAAAGGCGAAATCCTCTTCGTAATATTCTTCTTCGTACTCCTCCCAGAACTCCTCCTCATCAAACTCTTCATATTCTTCAAAGAATTCGATGCGCTCCTCTTCGACCTCCTCCATGAACGATTCAACTTCTTCAAACAGTTCTTCAACATCGACAGCCTCACCAAAGAGATCGTCCATCAACTCCTGTTCTTCTTCAAAATATTCGTCGTCGTATTCGACTTCTTCCCACTGCTCGTCTTCCCAATACTCTTCATCCACACTGAGAAGAATCTCAACGAAATCAATCTCATCTTCTTCAAATATTTCAGGGGCTTCCCACTCTTCAACTGATTCGATCTCTTCGACGTAGGACGCGCCCAACACTTCTTCGATGCGATCCTCAGCAACCGCTTGGAAATATTCAGCATCCGAAGCGACCCACGCTTCAACTTCAACTTCCTCTACTGTGATCTCCCCTACATCTGCATCGAACGTCAGTTCGATAACAACGGGAACGATTACTGGTTCTGGTGCAGGGGGCAGGGTCGCTGCCGGAGCATCCGGTCGATCCGGAATGGTGACAGTCGGTTCATCGAACACCTGTTCGACAACCCGGTAAGCGGTCATGTCAACCTCTACCTCGGCCAGCACCACGCCCGCTTCATCTTGAATAGCAATATCCAGCGTGTCTCTGACTGGCTCCGACTCAGGAATTGTGACACCCGGCTGCTCTGGTTCAGGCTCCGGTTCTGGAGCAAAAGCCACCTCAATTTGCTGACCGGCTTCCAGTTCGATCTCAACCTCAAGGGCATCAACAGCAATCGCGACAGTCGCTTCCTCTATCTCTGCAATTGCGATTGATTCTTCAGAGAAGGCCAACAACGACTGAGCCTCTTCAGGTTCTTCTTCAGCCTCTTCCCACCGTTCCGGCTCTTCCTCCTCCACGATGACCGCTTCAATCTGAACCGATTTCTCCTCGCTCAGAACCAGCAGAGAGAACTTTTGTTCAGTTTCTTCTTCTATCTGTTCCTCTATTGCTTCTTCGATTCTGTCCCTAGTAGAAGTCGGCTCTTCTACTTCGGGAGTTGGAACATCAATCTCTTCGACATCTGCGGAGAACGACTCCACCCCCGGTGGAAGAAACACCAAAACTGGATCAGCGGTACTTGGCCCTGAAATCAGATAGCGATAAGTAGCGCCTTCAATTTCATTAACGAACGCACCATCGTAGTAACCCAGCCTGTCACCTGATTCAGTTTCAATCTTAAGAGCCATCTGCTTGTCACCAGAAGCGGCAACGGTAAGCATTGTCCCTGACTCTTCTCCCTCTTCCTGAGGGCAGAAACTGCAAGTAAATGGACCGGACCGGGAACGCATCGGAGTGAGTTCCATGGTCCCCGTCCCACCAAACCAAGCCTCCGATTGTTCCGTGGGGTTGGTCGCAGCGAGGGCATACATCCATTGACCGTCATTGGATACGTCGATCCAACGTTCCTCGTTGGGCCAGTTGGAATCGTAGATATGGATGCGATAGCCACCGGCCATCTCTTCTACCCGGTAAGGGGTGACAGCGTGTCCGCCCTGTTCGCTGTAAATACCGATTGTGAAACCGGTGTGTGGGTTTCCCTTTTCTGCTTCTGAGAAATCGTAGAGAAGAACCTCTGCCAATTCCGTGGGAGACCTCTCTAGATAAGAGGATGCTTCCTGCTGCACCTCCATGGCGAACTGGGTTACATACCAGTAGGCGATTTCAGAGAGGAGGGCCGGATCCTGCTTGATGAGTTCCGCAACAGTTTGTGTGTTTTGGAAGGTCGCAAGGGTTTCTATGTCGCCCGCGAGGCGGAGGCTCAACACCGCCAAGCCTTCGCACAGTCCTCCACGCATTGACTTGTTGGCCTGCGACATCAACTGCAAGATCACCGGATACGGCGTACATTGACCGTCGGTTACATCTGAACAAACTTGGTTGTCGCCGTACAGACGACGCGCCATGTTTACTGTCAGGTCTGCTGGTGCTTCCCCACCACCGAAGTTCTCAAAAGAGAAGGTGTCATCTACGGTCGCGTAATTCGGGATGGCGTGATCCGCCAGAGGAACTTCCTCAAGAACTGCTGGAGCGATAGCGACAGTAGGGGCACCGCTCGTCGTTGTAACTGTATTGGTGGCAACCGTTGTTGGAGGAAAGAGGGTTGTTGTGGGCGCGTCAGGAGGGCTGCTACCACAGCCTGAAATAACTAAAGCACCTGCCAATAAGGCAGCAGCAAACCGCTTCACGGCGTTACTGCCGTTTACGTTTGTTCTGGTACCAGAAGAGAAGACCGATGAATAGGACCAGACAGGCTCCTACAATAATTGCAGTTGTAGAGCCGCCCGGTGCCCCACTCATATCTAGAGAAAAGTTTTTGGTCCCTCCACCAAGAAGATCATTCTCGGCCTTCAATTCCGCTACTGCTTCTTCCAGCAACCCCACCTTGTAATCTAGGGCTGCTTCTTCTCCAGATGATTGCCATAGAAATCCAAAGGCACCTGAAAAAGCAGCAGGCAGCCCAAGAACGTAAGCAATGTTGTCTTTGATCTTGTCGATCAAACCAGCACTGCCTGAGTTCCCGGCTGCCTGCCCAGTTCCCGTCTCTTCTAACGCCTGCGAGATTAGATCCGCAGCGCCCTCAAGACGTTTTTGTAGACTATTACCCATAACCCTAACTCCCTGCTTGGAACCTAGTCGTTATGTATCATAGCCTCCCATCCTATACATATATCTACAGAATGGATGTCTTTTCGATGCTATCTAGGACATCATCGACGGTGAGCGATCACCGAACTTACTCGCGGCCCAGCCCTTAATAACTGCGACACCTGCTGACACACCGGCCATCAGGATCATCTTCCAATTATCAACGCCCAAATCCATAACGCTATTAGTGCCCATGGCACCAATGGCGGCTTGAATGAAGGTCGCAATTGTACGTTCAGCCAAATCTTTATACTCGGCCATATCTAACCTCATTTGTTCGACAATAATGTCAGCCGTTGAAGGCTTTCATAGTTTACTCTACAGTATTATGCTGAAACCAGCATCTTATACTGTTAAACGTCGCTGTCGAACAAATTCATTTACTAATCCGTGGCGGCGTATGCCGTGTCGTATGCGGCCTGTGCCTCTTCAGCGGTGCCACCACCGTCGATGGATGACTGTCGGGCAGCCTCACCAGCGGTCACCTTGCGTGTGACCTTCGCAGTGGGTGCAGGAGAAGTTCATGCGGTCGATCTTGCCCTTCTTGGCAAGAACAACACCGCCGTCACCCTTCAACTCGTTAGTAATGAAGTTTGGCTCCAGAGATACTTCCTGAATACCGGGGACATCGACGCCCGAACCGAAGGTGGTCGCACTACCGCTTGCGTCAGCGGTGATCGAATAGACCTTGCAATCCTTCACGTCAAAGGTAATCGCACTTGTTGATGCGGGCATTATTCACTCCTTAGCGGGTCGCTCTCAGCGAAGGCAAGCAACTCATCTTCCCCCTCGTACACATAAAACGATCCACCAGAGAGAGCCACATGCGCCACAGGTGTCAGGTCACTCATCTGCTGCCTCC